ATGCCATTCAACGCTAGGGTAGAGAGAAGATAGACATCTCTTAAGGAGTGATATATAGCTGATGTCTGTCTCCGGCGGTCTGCATTTGCACCCTTTCAAATGTTCGTAAGCTTCATTGACATCGCGGAACTTGTCCGCCGCGGCTTCGTCGCTATTTTTGTCTGGGTGGTAGCGCAAGGCCAGGCGGTAGTAGGCCTTCTTCAGCATCTTCTCGGTGAATCCTGACCGTAAGCCCAGAACGGCGGTAGCTTTCCTAAAGTCCATGTATAATCTTACATAGTGTGAGTGTGAACTTCTCTAAGTGATAAATGGGGCGGTAGTTGTTGTTGAAAAATTTCAGAAACCCATATAGCTCGCTGAAGATTTCCCCCAACTGCTCAGTGGTTATCTTTTCCTCCTTGATCAAGTGTATTATCACCTCCCACATGCACTCGTTGATGTCTAAATGGTAAATGAAGATATCGTAGAGAAGATCGCGGAAAGCAAGGAATTCCATCTCGTCATAGTTCTTGATCTTATCAACTATCTGGCGGACGATCTTCTCTGTCGGATTCATAAGCTGCGTCACACCTGTTTGCAAATCCTTAATATTCACTATGGCGTCCATATCGAGATGCTTAGGGAGCGGCGCGCCTAGGCATTTGCCGTAGCGGGCTTTCGTAGGTCGGCGGACGGGGATTACCATGCAGCGTTTCAGGATGTCGCTTGGGATGAAGCTGATCTGCTCTGTGAGGATGACGTATGTGAGGGTGATGCTTCGATGGGCTAGTGTCTGCATATAACTATAGAATATGTCTAACAGTTCGCTGTGAATACACTGGAAATTTTTGCAGACAATTATACCCTCTTGGTTCTGTCGTGTGGAGAGAATATCGAGGATATGATGATATACCTTATTCCAGAGGACACGCGCGTTGCAGCCAAGCAGCTGCATATCTACCTCAAAGTGTATGTCACTTATCCGAAAAACATGCTGCCGTTTGTTCTGGAAGTTTATATTCATTTTCCTCTCATACTTGAGTGCTGTCGGGCTGAAATGGCGCACATAGTTAAGCGCCTGTGTATACTTCCCTACCCCTTTGGGACCGTAGAGTATCAGGTTGTTTTGGTCCGCGAGAGGTCCGGTCGCGGCAGCGAAGTATGCAGAGAGCTCGGGGTGCAAATTCAACGTCTGACACTTCTGGATATAGTCTTCGCACTTAGTCTCCAAGAACTTCATCACTACTCACTCTCTGCTTAGTATTTTATCCCGTTTACGTATTAGAATATAATTTGTAAGGGGTACCATGCAACTGGACATCTCCGGCGTGCTCCTAGGACTGCAAAGGCATGCTAGGACGCATCCTAATATCGTCTCTCTATGGAGGGCGTACCTGCTTGTGAAGCAGAGGCGGCTGATGGAAGTGATGGCGGAATGCGAAGCCGTCACGGAGCAACTTGCAGAAGCGGAGGATCTGGACGATCGGGCGGTGGTTGCCATTTACGCTGCACTCGAATGTATGTACGGCGGAAGGACCTAAATATTCTGTTTGAGTAGTTGTAAATGGAGAGAATCAGAGATAATTGTCCGTATCTAACATATGCCCGCGTACAGGGTATGCGCTCCTCAGGCTTACCGTCTCTGCTTACCGCCCTGAAGGACAATACGAACCTACAAATCCTACAGCTGGTGGGCGACAAACTATCTGACAGTGAACGGGCACAATTAGCCAGAGTGTCGGAGAGAAAGGGCATAGAGCTCAGTCTACTCTCCGGGTTTCGGACGTTCGTGCACAAAGGGGTCTTGCTGCATATACCCCGTTAGCAACGAGCCATCGCCCGCGTTCTTCGTAGAAGTCGCGTCCCCTGATGAGGAAGCGGAGTGGCGCCCAGCCGAAACGTCTAGAGTAAATATAATGCACAAAGCCCATTATATTTGATAGCTATTTTCTTTGGCGCCTACGTGAACGACGGCGTCGTCTCTTTCTCCCCCGGCGGCGCCGGCCCCCGCGGCTGCGACGGCGACGGCGGCGGCTACGGCGGCGACGACGCGTCCCGCCCCCACTATCTGCCAAAGCTTTCAACGGCGCACCTACGTCGCGTTGTCTTTGGCACTCTTCCAGTTTCTTCTTCGTGGCTTCCAAACGTTTGATCGCTGCGTTTTTCTCGCGGCGAAGGTCGTCGGCCAGCCGAACGACATCGGCCTCCGGCGTACCGGGCATGCGTGCCTTGGCTAAAAATTCATGGTTGGTTAAGAATGAATACGGCATTATATATTCAGCCTATAAAAAACAATTATAGCTTAGCGACGCCGCCGGCGGCTACGCTGTCGGCGTCGGCTGCGCCGACTACGACGGCTGCGACGGCTTCTTCGTTTGCTACGCCTCCGGCGGAAAGTCCGCTTCCTATAGCGCCTTCGTCGCGTTCTCTTTCCGCCACTTACGGCGGCTACCGGTGTTCGCACCACTGTCTCTCGCCGTAGACTCTTCACAGCCTCTTTCGCTGGCTCCGCCACCGTCACCCTCTGCGCCACTGGCGCTGCGACGTTCCAGGTAAGAGCGCCTTGTACGGTCGCCTCGACGACGCCGACATCGCTCTCAGCGGGCACCTGCGCCCTCTGCAGGGCTAATGCCACGCGGTTGCACGCGCTGCGCTGTTCTGGTGTAACGCCAAATGAGTTAACCTGCCTAGCCAGGTAGTTAAATACGTAGCCGCCCTGGCCGCCCCATTCGTCGATAGCTTTGGCGATCTGCGCGTCGGTTGTAGGCGCGCTGTCCCCTTTGCTCGAGATGTATTCGACAGCTTGCTTAACCAGGCCGCGGTTAAAGCCTTGGAGAGGGTCCCCTATCGGAGTGTCGATGCCGTCCACCGCTCGTTGTCGCACTATATCCTCCTGGTTGGGGAGAAGCATGCGGCGAACGAGGAGGGCCGCGTACGTGCGGATCACGGAATCGTGCAGCATAGCCGCCGCGATCGTTTCCCGGTACCCGGAGCCGCCGCCGCACTGGCCGTGGCCCACCGCACAGTCCCGTGCCTTCTTCGAGATGAACTTCTCTGAGACACCCCGTACGTTCCCCACTACGTAGTCAACCAAGTAGGTGGCCATCTCTCTGGCGGGGGGATCCGCCGCGTCGATCCCGGCGACGATCCTGCCTAAGAAGCCTGCCGCTGCCATCTCGACCGCGATCCGCCCTTTTCTGCCATACAAGGACTCGATCTGCCCTAGGATATAGTAGAGGACAACTTTACAGGTCCTCCTCTCGATCTCTGGTACCAAAATCTCGTTGCGCTTCGGGCGCAATGCTGCCGCGCGGTAGTCGGCGAATGAGCTGCGCGGTGCCCCGAAGTTACAGCGGGATGGAAGTTCCACCCCTGATCCCGGGAGACTGTCTAGATTATTTCTCGTCCGCGCGATCTTTTTGGCTGTGCCGCCTTTCTTGTCGAGCGCGTTTACGGCCATGATACCCCCGTCTAACGCTAACAGATTGCCAAGGTAATGCTTGTATCTGGCCGTCGCGCTCGTTCCTTTAACTTGCGATGCCGCGTCGACGATCTTGCTCCAAAGCGCGTCCTTGAGCCCGTCGATAGACGCGTCCGTAGCTGTTGTCTTCGCGGCCTTCTTCGCCCGCGCCCGGGCCAGCACCGCCTTCTCCTTCTTCAGCTGCTCCTTAATCCGCCTGATTTTTTCCTCCGTCGCGGCCTGCTTCTGCCGCGCAAGCCCGGCGCGGCCGACCTTCTTCGCCGGCGCGCTCGAGGATCTGATACCTGCGACCCCTCTCAGGAGATTCTTCTTGATAATCATCAGTGCACCCGAACTGTAGGCCTTGCCACCCTTGTAGCAGAAGACCGCGGCGGGGACCTTATAGGCCAAGGCGGCCGCCAAAGCCAACCTGTCGATAGTGACGAAGACATTGACTGCATTGTCCCCCGGCCCACCTTCGCCCGACCCCGTGCGGACACCAAGCGGCTTGCGCAGACAGGCCAGGGCCTGCCCCTGATCTCCTAAGCGCTTGGCTAGAATGAGAAAGCCGGGTATGCTCGCCTTAACTATGCTCCTTGCCGCCGCGATTTTCTTTCCTGGTGCTGACAATGCCCCCGTCTTCGCGAGCTGGCCCAGTTGCCTGACCGCCGCCTTCTGTGCACTCGCTGGCCAGCTCCCGTACCCGCGGGTGAGGCGTGTTCCCCCCACTTCCTTGTAGTCCGTTAACGGAGATGTGCGTTCAACAGAGCTGCCGGCGGACGGCACGCTTCCCTCTATAGCCCACAACACAGACGCCTCACCTTTGTTGCAGATGTAAGTGTGGGCGGAGTACTGGTTCCATGCAGGCCCTCTTATCCCAGGTATCCTCTTGATGACCTGATAGCAGTCGTACCGAGAGAAGAACATCACATCAGGTTGGCCTTCGTCGTCACCTGGGAGACTAGATATGAGCACATCTCCGCGGAGAGCGCCAGACCAAGCCGGAAATTTATCCCTATGCCATGCGGCGTCCTCCCAGACGTACTCGATAGCGTCTACCTGAACGTCTGCTTCGTTCACCACGGCTACACCCGCATCAGCTTTGGTCTTGGTGTATGACCAATCTTTTCGTGGGCCGGATGCCGCTGGCTTACCCGTCGGTAGTCCCTTGGTGAGGGTTGGGTCGTCATACTGCACTGTTACCTGCTTGGACGGGGACTTGTTCTGATGGGCTTGCGGTATAGTGCTGTCCACGAGCTTCCCCTTTTTACCGTTCACGGTAACGCGCATGCCGTTCCCAAAGGCGGGGCGCCCCGAGCCCGCTGCCCCCTCGAACACAGGTGTGCCCAACTTCCAAGCGCCGCTATCGTCACCGGGCTTAAGTCTAGATGATGTGAACGCTCCGCCACCCCAGCCGGGCGTCACCTTCTCCGCTGGGTCGACGAGCGTCTCGTGTGTCCTTGCCCAGAATAGCCTTTTCTTACCCTCATCGGTTGTATTTATGATGTTGTGGACGAACATTGGGTTCTTCGTATCTACCACGAAGACGAGCTGACCCCTTGCCCCCATTAGGCGCAGAATAGGGTCAAAGCCATCGGGTGCTGCGGTTTGTCGGCGGAGATTGGGTTTTGAGTAATCGAACGGCGTTTTCTTCTTGCCTTTATTCAGACGTTTCTCTAGTTTCTTATCAGTGGTTGAGAGGGATATGACCGCATACTCCTCCCCGTCGAGGAAGGGGAAGAGACGTGTCCCGCGCCGACCGTCGGCAGCGGCGAACAGATCTCCTACGGGGTTATTTCCTTCGGTGCCGTCGTACATGCAAGGCCCGCCTTGCACGTCCACCTTAGCCGTGTTCTTTGTTTTGGAACTTTTCCAGTCGCACGTTGGCTGAAGCAGTTTCAGCTCAGCTTTGGAGATTTTAATTTCTTCTCCGGGGGGCGCCTTGTCGGCCAGCGCGGCCAGCGCCTTCAGGCTAGTCCCAGTTGTCAGGAGGAACCCACAGTCCTCCACGGAGCCGCTGCTCGAGGGTAGCCGCGTCTTAGGTCGCATGGATACTCCCTTCGGAAGAGTCCTTTCGACCAATGGGGCCAGGTATGTGCGCCACTTTACCTTGCTCCCTTGCTTCTTGAGCTCCTTGCCCAAAGCTGTGCCGAAATCATGCCAACAGTCGGATAAAGCCAAAGTCGTCAATGTGTCGGCGCTGATATGAGCCATCTGTATACAATTAGGCGAGATAATTCCTGCGCAAAGGGCCGCGAGGGCGGCCGCGAACTCACTTAAAGCTAGTAGGCTAAGCACACATAGCCCTCATGTTCTTAGCGATAAGTCCTGAACAGTACGATCCAAATTTTGTCATGCTCTCTGAGAAGACGAAGAACAATGTCCTTAGTGGCGGCGACTTTTACAGGCTGTACTACTCGGACGAAGAAGCGAGCTACAATGGCCTATATGTGGCCTTTACACTGGAAAATACTACCGTCGAGAAGTACTTCAACAAGATTAAATGCTGCTTCAATCAGAAGGACAATCGGCATGTGATTGCAGCCATAAAGGATATCGAGAAAAGCATACTTGCACAGGCACCGGATGCAGAAAAGAAGCACTCGGTGCATAGGATGGAAGAACAGCTTAACAACGATTATATTAAGCTCTTCACAGAGATACACCCAGACTACGGGTCTGCCGCACGGCTGGAACTGTTGCTTAAGGTGTCAGGGATATGGTCGAACGCGAACGAGTATGGTATCACCTTTCGATTCTTCTTTATCCATCGGTGAGGAAGTGTGTGATGATGACGTAGAGCTCCGTGGCACTCGCTAAAGTTATGATAGTGGCTAGTACAAAGCCTGCCACATATACCCACTTGTTGGGGTCAACTCGTCCATGCCTCATGTTGTTCACCTCACCCACATAGAACTGGTTAAGGAGCACAGTCTGGATGATGACGAATAAAAACGTCATATAGTTGAACTTCTCGAAGGCCGGTGGGAGCACCGGGTCGCGGGAGACTATCCCGCCCACCGTCTGGAAGATTATAATCAGCAGGATGATCGGAGCTAGAGTGAAGACCGTCGGCACGAAGAAGGGGATGCATTTCTCGAGTATGGCCAGAATGCCCGATTCCTCACTCCCCTTTGATACCATGATGGCGGCCATGACCATTGTCGAGAAAACACCGATCGCGAGCCACCAGTAGGCAGCGAGCTCGCCTGTCTGCGAGTCGGTGAAGATGGAGGCCACAAAGATGATGATGCCTACGACGGCGATGAGCTTAGCGAGATGGAGCCAGTTGATTATAGATATCCACATAGCTTCGGGAGCCTTCGGTTTGTTGCCCCTCTTTCCGCTTGCCATTATAATATAGATGGCGATTTTAATTGGTCTTGTTTAGGTGACCACGCCTCGCACTATGAAAATAAAATATCGTTTTTTATATCATGAGCAGCTTCAACGTTAACCAGAATCATCCCCTTATTCCACGCGAGCAGACGTTTGTCCTAGACCGCAAGATCATCTCCTTCCACTCCGAGGACCGAGATATCGGGAAATGGCCGAGCGCTTCCCACTTTGCCGTTGAGCTCCCAGGCGACCTTCGCAATGTCCAGTCTATGCGTTTGGTCGAGATCTCGCTCCCGAGCACACAGCACGTATTCAGTTATGCAAACCAGAATACCAAGCTGAGTTTCTCGATGCAACCCTGGCCGCAGTCGCATCCGTCTCCGTCAATCCAGAATACAGCAGATCCCAGTAGCTGTTGGGTTGCGCAGTGCGGACCTTGCCTCGAGGTTCTCACGCGCTGCCCCTCTATACTGCAGCCCTCCAAACCGCGCCTTTTCTTCACAATAGAGATTGATGAAGGATCGTACTCCCCTACACAGTTAGCCACCGAAATAGAAAGTAAGATGAACACGGCCATACACGCATCGTCGATCACGGGCACATGGCGCTGCAAATACAATGACGTGAGCAATACCTTCTGGTTTGGCTATGAGCAGGCGCAGCAGCAGCAGCACTATACTTTCCAACTTGAGTTTGCACGCCAAGAGAAATACCCGGACAAGACTGGTATCCCGTGCGAGCCGGTCGTATGGTACAACTACGACCGATGGGGACTTCCTGCATACCTGGGCTACAAAAAGCAGATATACCAGCCGTGGTCGCTTAGCCAATTGGCCGGCAAGTACCCTGAGGCCTCGCGCGTGCTGCAGCTGACGTCGTCGTCGCAGTTCGGCTTCGACTACGAATACCCGGAATATTGGCTGTCGTCCCAAAAGTATGGTTTGGTCGTCTACGTCCCTGATCCTTCTATCTATATGGTCGCAGAGGATGGCAGCGAAATCGATCCCTCCGGTGTGCCATACGGGGAACGCAAGATTTGCGGGCTTAACGTGCTTGGCGACGATGCTATCTATATGGAACTGGACCGGTATAACACGTTAGATGAGATACACCCCTACGCCGAAAGCGCCGTTAATACGTGCACAAAGCGCCCTGCAGACATGCCAATTGCCACATCGCGCGGCGGGCGGCGGCCGTGTCCTTCGGGGCCCGCCGACCGCGCGAACCGTCGTGCGCGAAACGCGCGGGCGCCTCCGTGCGCAGTGCGCCCCGGCGGTGGTTGCGGCGGACAACCTTCCTGCGCCCCAAGCTCCGTATGCCTGCATCAGTACCAGAGCGGCCGTGTGAACGCCGCATTCGCGAAGATACCTGTTCGCTGCCCGCCCTATTCCCAGTTCTATGATACGCGCAATGCATACCTTACCAATATATCGCACTACCAACCGCCAATAGAAAGGATCACAAAGCTCCGCTTCAAATTCCGTTACCATGACGGCCGGCCCGTGAACTTCCGCTGCCTTCCATTCAACTTTTCCATAGAGTTCAATATGCTGAAAGATGAGCAACAGCGCGCTATGCTCATACGTGTGCCGCCCCTTTACAACCTATAAGCCGTATTCTGAACGAACGAAGGCGATAATCCCTTCCCTCGTTCGTCCTCGCCACCACTCGTCTCGCGCCTCCCGACCAGCGCCCGGGATATTCATGAACTGTGGCTTAGCCATGGAGTCCGTTTTACGGAATATGTAGGGTCCATATTTGCCCTTCCTGACGGAGAAGGCATCCCCGTCGAGGCGCAAGAGCACATTCGGATTCGTGGAGCGCCTGCCGGATAACACGTCCAGCACGTCCTCTAGACGCACATCTCCCTGGCGTTTCTTCAGGAACCGCCCCGATATGTTCTTTCCGTCCCAGTTGAGGTAAAGACCGTACTTCCCTTTCCGCAGGATCACATCCTTATTCTTGTAGGACCCCAACACACGACCGGACGTCTGGCGCGTTTCGTCCACGAGGTCCGCGAGGGCATAGCCGCCGGCTCTGAGTTTGGCCAGGTCTATGTCTTTCCTGACTGGCTTGAACGTCACCTTTTTGCCTTCGGTACACTTTATGACAGGTCCATATTTGGCGATGGTATACACGTGGTTAGCGTCGATGCGTATCACCTGCCGCCCTTGCGGGGCGACTTTCCCGACCAGCCTCTCTAGCTCGCCGTGACAGGCCCGGCATAGTGTATGCCAAACTGTTTCACCCTTGGATATAGAGTCAAGGGCACCTTCCATCTTCTGTGTGTAGTCGTAGACGAAGATATCACTAAAATGTGCCAAGAGGAACTCTATTACGAGGGTTCCAAGGGGCTGAATAACGAGCTTTTTCTTCTCAGCACCAAAGACCTGTTTTGCCGTAGTCATCTCGATCTCATCGCCGCTGAGCTTGAAGTTGGTTCCACCAAGTTCAAGCCCGGCCACATCCTCCACTTGAACGTAGCCGCGCTCCTGGACCTTTGCGACCAAGCTCGAGAAGGTAGAAGGTCTGCCTATTCCGCGCCGCTCCAATTGCTGCACAAGCCTGGCCTCGGTGTAGTGTGTCTTAAGATCCTTCAGCGTGAAGCGGCTGGTTATCGTGTGGTAGTCCATGACGGCACCTTTTCTGAGAGCTAGGAGGGAATCGAAGAGTTTACTCTCGCGTTCATAGCCCCCCACTATTAGCCAGCCTGGGAAGGTAATGCTCTCGGCGCTGCACTTGTACTGGAGACTTTGGGGTGCAGTCAAGCGCGCGGAGGCCAGCTTGTACTGGGCATCGCTCATACAGCTCTCCGTCGTATTACGCCAAATCAGCTGATATAGCCTCTTTTCCGCAGCACCCACAGAGTCGGGCAGCGACACTCTGTCTATCTTGGTAGGGCGGATTGCCTCATGTGCCTCTTGCGCGCCTTTGCTTTTGCCTCGCGCTGTAAGGCTGGCGGTTCTTTCGCCGACGTACTGGTTTCCCCATTTGGACTTTATGAACCTCTGGGCGGATTTCAGAAAGTCAGCGCTATAAGTCTTACTATCAGTCCGCATATATGTGATAAAGCCTTTCTCATAAAGGGTCTGCGCAAGGCGCATAGCACGTTTGGGAGAGATGTGCAGCACGTTCGAGGCTTTTTGCTGCATCGAACTTGTTGAGAACGGCTGGGGTGGCGCGCGTTTCTTCTCTTTGACTGTCGCGCCGCCGTATATATGCTCAAAGTTCACGCTCTCCTCTAGGAAGTCCTCAACTGCTGCCTCGGTGTTGTGGAAGTGGTCAAGCTTGAAGGCTACGAGGTCGCCTCCGTTGTGGGCAAAAGTGCCTACTGTCTCATAAACTACGCGGCCAGGAGACTCATCGATATCCTTTTGGTTGTCGTATATCAGCCGCAAGGCAGGCGTTTGGCATCGGCCGGCAGAGAGGCCGCTCTTCGTCGTGCGGCTGATATGCTGCCAGAGGACGGGAGAGACTCGGAAGCCAACGAGGCGATCAAGAATCTGTCGCGCCTGCTGGGCCCTGACTTTGTCCATGTTCAGACGCGTAGGATTCTCGACCGCCCGTTTTATCGCGCGCTCGGTAATCTCATGGAAGACTATTCTTTTTGTGTCACTCACGCTCAGGTTAAAGACCTTGCAGAGATGCCAGGCAATCGCCTCGCCCTCCCTATCGTCGTCTGTGGCCAGTATGACATCGCGCGCGCCTCGAATCTTGTCGCGGAGGGCCTTGATATACTTCCCTTTGCCCGGAAGCACCTTGAAGGTTGGGCGAAAGTCGTTGTCGACGTCAATGCATTGGAGACCGTCCGCGAGGCCGCGGATATGACCAA